AGTTTGTCTGCGTTCTTTACGCCTAGTACTTCAATCATCTGCCTGTGCAACTGCGGTAAGTCATATATCTGCGGTGCTTGACTAGACATTTGTAACACAGCCTGATATTGCACAACTCTTTGCGCCATAGTGGAACTGTTAGGATCACTTACAGGTATAACTTCAACCATTTCGTAATCAGATTGTCTAGCACCAACCTCGCCTCTTAGAGGTTGATATGAATACTCCGCTGGCGCGTATTCTGCTAATAAAACTTTGAGGAGTTTAAACTCTTGTTTCATAGCATAGTGAACGCGAGCTTGTACCGCAGCCATAGGCTTTAGAGTCCGCTCAAGGAGTGCCAGCGTTGTGCCAACTGGAGCATTAGCTGACATGTCTGAGATATTCATATCGCTAATTGCGCCTAGTCTTCGGCCTTCTGTAGTAATCTGATTAAGCAAAGCTAGTAGAGTTTGACTAGGTTCCTTATATGGGAGTGGCATAATGTTGTCGCGTATACTACCACTTGGTACGTCAACATCTTTAAATTCTCCAGGTTCTATAGGGGTGTCGTCACCCTTAATACGCAGTCCGCGAGATTTCAGCCCGCCAGGGAGATTGGACAATGTGCCTGCATCCACGAGCTGACGTATTAAGGATGTACCCGCACGAGCGTATCCACCTATTATGTGTATAAGTCCTAACCCGTAAAACCCAAAACCTGGGACGTACACATAGTGTACAAAGTGTTGTCTTTTTAATTTAAGTTCGTCATCGGGGTTCCAGTTTCTACGAATAGATAACACTTCGTTAGAACCACGCTCGATACTAACAACGTATGGTTTAGCAATTTCATCGTCTGAATCGTCGATACCTTCAATAACAAGATCAGCGTGCACTTCATATATACTGTGTCTGTCATCATCAGTAAGAGAATAACCACCTTCTTCGGCTTTACGTTCTTCTATATCAGTATGAAACGCCTGTGGTTCTCCTAAGTCTATGTCACGATAAAACTTGTTTGCCTGTAGTTTTCTCATTTCATTCTTAGTCTTACGCATTACGTGTGTAACACGTTCTGCTGTCTCTATGTGCGAAGCGCCATAAGGTACTACCACGTCCTCGGCAGGTATATACAGGGCAACCTGTCTACCTAAGTTAGGATCATAATAAACTTTTTTAAACGACGAACCTGCTAAACCTAAACTATAAAGTAATCGTTCATGCTCGGGTCTATACTCGACCATATTCTCAGTTAACTCGTAGTTCATGTCAGCCTTAACACGGGCTGCGGCTTCGTCTTTTTCTTTTGTCTCTTCTCCAAGTACTTTAATTCTGACAGGTCCTGCTGCAGGAAATGTCTCACTCATAGTTTCAGCTTGGAATCTTATAGCGGCTTCTGCAAGTACTGTTGAGTATACTCCACAAGCTCCTTCCCAAGGTTCTGTACGTTCTTCGTACTTAAACCCTAGAACATCTAATCCTTTAACAAATGTGTCTGCCCAATCTTTACGACTATCAAAGTCACTGTCCACTAAATCAATGAGATCATCAGCCAGTATGGATAACTCGTCTTCTTCCATCTCTTCGGCAATGTTGGCGTTAAACCCACCCTTTTCAGTGTCTCCTCCAGGAATTATAGTAACCTCTACGCTACCATCATCTAGTGTAACCATGTCGGGGTTTACGATTTCAATCTCAAGATCAGCTTCAGGCATTTCACCTGTTTCTAAAATCTCTTCTTCTATACCCATCGGAGCAGGGTTTAACCCTTTTTCTATTGCCATTAGTAAAATCCACTTCCTCTACGTTTAAAGTATCTAGTCTCTTCTGGTTCGTCACTAGGTAATCTTATAAAGCCACCCTGTCTAAATCGCATTAATGCCATAACAGTTGAGTCAACTAAGTCATCATGACTCATAAATGGAAATCCTGCAATCTCTTCTATAACTTCTTCTCCCCAGCGTGTATCTGGAACCCAACATAACCCCGAGGCTACGATATCAGATACGGAGTTTAATCTTGCTAACTTGTCGCCTGACCCTCTATGTGGTGTGTATTCTTGTACGGGCAATCCCATTCGTCTCATTTCTTGGTAAAGCGCAGTACCTGAACTTTTCTTCTCCACTATGAACGCATCTGGATCCCATTCTGCATATTCTTCCATTGCTAATTCTTTTAGCTCTGGGAACTCCATACGCTTTTTTATACTATTTAGCAATATAATATTATACGCGTCAATCTCTTCGTTAAGAAAAACTCCCCATGTAGTCAATGCCGTATAGTCAGCTCTGTTGTGTTTCTCTGCCGCAGCGTCAAGTGACATGATAATATACTCACATGACGGAGGTTCTTCTTTAGTCCACCTATTCCACCATTCTCTCTTTACAAGAGCCGCTTCTTCTGCGGTGGGTTCTTGCTGGTACTGAGCGTTCCACTGGAACACAGGCATAGATGCTTTAGTACGTAACAACGCTTCTAAATCAAAAAACTCAGGCCATAACGGTTTCTGCTCTGATTTCTTAGTCTTCTTATTAATAGTGTCTAGTATAGCAGGAAACTCTACAACTTCATACTGGTCAGCTCTTTCGTTCTGCCCCATGTCTTTAGTCACACGTCCTGTCAAATCATCCATGTGCCAACGCGTTTGTATAATAGCCACACGCCCGCCAGGCATTAGTCGCGTTCTCGCTCCATAGGTAAACCACTCATATGCTTTTTCAAATACACCAAAGTTTCCGTTAATGACATCTTGCTCGGAATGGGGATCGTCAACGAGCAGGAGGTCAGCACCACGACCAGCAATAGATGAGCCGATACCACACGCATAATATTCTCCCCCTGAGTTTGTATTCCATCTTCCCGCTGACTTAGAGTCTGATGCAAGCTGCACCGTTGGGAAAATGGCTTGGTATTCCTCTGTGGAGATAAGATTACGTACTTTTCTTCCAAAGTCTACCGCTAAATCGGTAGTGTGTGATACCATCATAACTTTCTTATTAGGGTTCCTACCTAAAAACCACGCTGGAAAGAATATTGACACCAACTGGGATTTACCATGTCTAGGGGGTATATTTACGCAAATTCTGTCTTTCTTACCCTGCTCGATATCCATTAACATGTTAGCGAGCATCCTGTGATGCTTACCTACAATGTAATCGTGCTGCATATGTTTACAAAACGCTATAAGATCGTCGTACACAGCCTTGTTGTGCTTCCGTTTTCCTAGTTCATCAACTAGTGTATCTATTTCCTGTACTTCTTCAGACGAATATTGGTCTAAGTTAGCCAACATAATGCTTATTTCGTCCTCAGAGAAGTCGATAACGGCTTTACTCATCTTTTGTTTTCCAAAAGTACTCGTCTGTGTCGCCTAATCGCGTTAAATTACCATTTTCTACCTGATACTCTACTGTACTAACCTTAAAATCAGGAGTTAAGGGCTCTTGTGGGGTCAAAGAGTTGTCATAGACCCTCATTCTGTTGTTAGGATACAGGCAAAACTGCCCATTATCTAGTTTTAACAGGTTATGTGACTTGTGTTCAGCGGGTGTTTCGCTGGTGCTGTAGTCTACAGCGTTTATATCTGAATGATAGTTATCCAACGTACACACATAAGAACCTGTTAGTGGGCCATGATCTCTACTTAATACCTGAAAGTCCATTGAGCCGATGAATTGCTTATAAACAGCAACGACACCATAATCCATGCAATTCCAAAATTGCAAATTATTAAGCGGAAGATCAGGCGATGGAGTTTTCTTTTTGTGAAGAAACGCGCTGATAGGTAGCTTATCAAACAGAGCACCATATTCAGGTAAATAAGTTTCAAAGTAAAACGCCCGTCCAGGAATAGATTTAGCACTAACCCAGACTCCAGCGACAAATTCCCCATGTCCATCTTTGTGATCCCTTAAATATTCTTTTCTAACCCACACATCTTTCGAGGGTAAATTACAAATAAGCTCACTCATCCTTTTCTATACCTAACTCTTTATCTAAATCAAACGACTCTCCGTCAATTACAATAGGCTCTTGGCTTCTATCATCTTCTACCTTAACTAACTTGTTTAACTTAACGCGTAACTTCTCACGCAAATCGTCAGTGGATTGATGAGTTACTGTAATCTCGGACTTTTCTGCAAACAAGCTAACGTCAGACATCTTACCTAAAAGCTCCAAAGCTCTAATACGAACTTTAGGGTCAGGGTTCTCGGTCTCTAGCAATAACTTATTAGTAACAAGATGACGTATGTGAGTGGCGCTCTCCACAACAGACTGACCGAACTCTTTTAGTATATTGTTAGTTAACACAAGACTTGCAGGTGTAAGAGTGGCTGCTTTCTTTGCAGTAATTTTTTTAGATGTATCTTCAGGATTGTCTGCGTAGGCAACGGTTAGTTTTGCTGCAATGTCTTTGTCTTCTTTAGTGGGTTTTAGGTCTAGACCATGTTTCTCAAGTTCTAGTGCGGACTTAGCGGCATACTCTGTGCGCGTCTTCAAATCTACAGGTGGCAGATTGGGCGAAAACTCAATACCTAGTTCAGGTTCTACTACTATAGTCATATGTTCTCATCGCAGGTTGTTAACCGTTGATTCATATATATACATAAAAAAAATTTTTACAAGTGATAATAAAATTACTATGGGGGGGTTCCCCTATATAGAGGGGGTGGGGGTAGAATTTGAGAAAAAAACGATTTGTTTATGGAAACTAGTATATATACTAGTAACTACATACTTGCTACAAAAAAGGTGGTGTATGGGGTGGGTGGGTGTTACTGTATGGTTTTTTGTTGTATTGGTACGGAATCCGTACCATTATATAGTTATATATAGTTATATATTGTTATTCATTGTAGATCATACCTTACAATAGTTAAATAGTTTGATATAATGTGTTTATCAAAGCGATATTGCTTTGTTTAAATCGGTACGGATTCCGTACCATAACTGAAAGGAATTTGCTCGATGCATATTCAAACTAATATTGGTAAAGCAATAAAAAACTCTAAGCCTGCTATTGGATCAAACTCTAATGGTAAAGTATATCAAGAGGCTTTGCCTTTCATACGAGACTATGGCAGGCAATTTCTTGCCAATGGAAGGGTTGTTACTAAATTAGTTGAAAAGTTTAGGTCAATAGGTTTTGGTGCCTTATGGCTTGTTAGCCCTCGACCTAAAGGCAAAGGTAAAGATGCCGTGCCGTCTTTAAATACGTTTATAACTATTGAACAGTTTGATGGTTTTAAAGCGGAACTTGTAAAGACGTTCAACGTTGACGTGCAACGTGCCTTGGCAAGACCTGCAAAGGATAGAACAGCAAAGCAAGCTGATTTAGTTCTTGCTTGGAAAGGTAAAGCAAATCAGATATTAAATGATTGTAGCAGAAACCTTGCCATTCAAGAGGATAAGGAACGTATTGCTAAGATCGAGGCTGAAGAACAAGCCAAGGTTAAAGCTGATCCAAGTTATGTGCCTAAGACTGCTTCTAAGAAGCCTAGTAGAAACAAGACACCTAAAGAGGTTTACATTGGTAATATTAATCAATGTATCAGCTTGATACAAGAACACGAGTCGACATTAAACATCGCTCAACCCGCTGATCTTGTGACATTGCTTAGAAAAGCAATCAGCTTGTTAGATAACAAAGCTAACTAAAACAAGTTAAGGTATAGCAATCATGCTATACCTTTTTAACATGGAGCAAAACAATGACAGAACAACCTTACTACACAGTAAAACAAGAAATCGCAATCGTTGCATTCGTAATTACAGTTTCATTCATCATCGCGGTAGTCGTAATCACATACGTCGACAACTACCAATACTTTAATGCATAACTAAAACAAGTTAAGGTATAGCAATCATGCTATACCTTTTTAACATGGAGAATACAATGATACATAAATACAAGACTAAAGCTGAGTATTTTCAAGCAATAATTTCAGTCATAGATTATACTGATATAACATCTGTATATATTAAATATTTAAATACATTATCACTTGAGAAAATTGAAGATGCTTACAAAGATGTGTTTAAACATTACACAAAGGGAGCAAAGCAATGAAACAGTTAAATGAAATACCACAACTACAAAGTAAAAGACGTGTTATAAAAGCACACGTTGTTAACGATTTTAAACAACATCAAAAGAAAATATTTTGGCAAGACTTAATATTATCTTCAATACTATTTGCAATGTTAATTGCTACTGTTGTTATCTTTACTTTTAATATTGATACATCTTTAAACTAATAACTTGGAGGGCTTTTTAGCTCTCCTTTTTTTGTGCCAATGATACCAGTTTTTAATGTAGCGTTGAGCGTTGGGTGATTTTATGTTTCATATCCCTCATACATTAACACGTTGTGGTACGGAAACCGTACCAATGATACCAGTTTTTAATGTAGCGTTTAGCCTATTGTTCGTTTTTATACTGCAATGTTCTGCGAATGTTCCGTAATGTTCGTTTTTTGCAAGTGTTAAACGTACATTATGTTTTGGTGGTACATGATGGCAGTTGGTACGGATTCCTTACCAAACGTGCTTAGTAGAATATAGTAAAACTTAGTAAATCTTTGTTTTAGAGTGTAATGTTCTTTTTTCATTTTATTACTTAGGGTACTTTTGATTTTGTTTTGTAATGTTCGGAGGTCGTGAGCGTCTCGTGGGCGATGTCCAATTCCCTTAAAAAAAGAACAATAGAA